TAATTCTTCTAGACTTTCATTATCTGGTGTTCCACCCCTACGAACAGAATTATCTGTAAATCCATTATGCTTTGTATTTAAAGATGTTGGATTGACCCAATCATATCTTTTAAATCTCCAACCTGCATATACTTTTGGTGTTGGTAAGCTATCTTCAATAATCTTTTTTGTTTCCATAGGAACTCCTATGAAAGGAATTTTAACCTTTAAATCCCCAACTGTCATAATACCTTTTAATTTGTAGTCTTCCGACTGTAGAGGTATTATAGCACAAAAAAAAGGGATGTCAAGCGACATCCCTTTAGAAGATATATAAGCGTCTCGCTTACATGAGGTTCTTAACTGTAACTCTTCTGTAGTACTTGTTGTTGTTAACTCCAACAGTACCAAGACCAGCAGTTGTACCTTCGGCAAATGGGTTCGCAACGATTCCGTAACGAGTCTTAAAGCCGATTTTTGGTTGGAAACTATTCTCCCCAACTGCACGAACCATCTGTAGTGGAACGTATGGGCAGTAGAACAGACCAGCATCGTAAGGTGAAGAACCTTTGTATCCAACAACATAGTACTGATTAGCAGCACTGTTTGCAGAATAAGGGTCAATGTATACCTTGTACTTACCGTTAAGTGTTCCAGCAAATGTATTGCCAGTGTCATCAACGTTAAGGTTAGCGTTAAGAGCAGGTGTGTAATCAAGAACACCAGCCATTGTTAACGCAGAAGCAACGTCAGCAGATGTTAGGATAACGTTACCCTTTCCTCTACGAGTTTGCTGTGCGATAGCGTTAGCATCTCTTTCGATCTGGAAGATAAGTCCTTTGAACTTCTCAACTGACCAACGACCATTACTGTCGATGTCTAAGTCGAATTCTCCAGCAGTTGCTGTGTTAGCAGCAGCACCAGTTTCAGCAGACTTGTAGATTGTTCTAATAACTTCTCTGTTGATTTCCGCAAGGATCTCAGTAGAAAGGATATTAGCAAGTTCTGCTTCTGCATTCAAGCCATGAATTGCCTTAAGGTCTTGAGCAAGTTCTAGACTGTACTCTGCCTTGAGGGCTCTTGACTTAGCAGTAACAGTGACTTTCTCGATTGAGAATGCCATCTGGTTGAAGGCATCAGCACCATCTCCTAAACCTTCTGCCTCGTTGGTCTGCATACCTTGACCAACATTATAAAGTCCACCATTAATAGTAGACGCAGTACCAACTGGGTTCAATACCGCAGGGTTGTTACCGAATTGGTTAGTTGTACCTAAACCAACTTGACTATCAGTGTCTCCAGCAGAGAACTGAGAACCCTTGTCTTGTCCAGAGAATCCAGTGTTTGCTTCGTTGTAGAATGCTTCTTCACTGTTTCCACCAGCCATCTTATTGTACTTGGATCTCATCGCAAAGATAAGTCCAGTAGGTCCACTCATTGGTTGAACACCAGCAAGGTCATAAGCGACCAAGTTTGGCATTGAACGACGAATGAGGCTGATCAGCACAGGGTCGAAACCTGCAACTGGACCTGAAGCAGTAGCACTAGCACTAAAACCAGCATTTCCAGCACCAGCAAGACCTGCTGTGTTAGAACCTGTACTGTTAGTAGGGACTGCTTCGTTGAGCATACCACTTTCTGTGAAAGAGGATGACTCTCTTAAAAATCTTTCTTGGTTTTCTAGCAGGACTGCTGTGACCGCCTTACGATGAGGATCTGAGATCTGCTCAACGCCTTCTGCTTCTAGAAGGGGCTTCCACTTTTCCTGCAAGTGTTCTGATTGGAACATTTGCTTTTTACCTATAAAGTTAAAGTTTGTTTAATATTTAAATCAATTTTGCTTAAATGCTGAAAGTGTCTTAAGGTAACCAGCCATTGTACCTGTAGCGAGTACTGGTGCAGCGTCTTCTCCTTCAGTTAACGTTTCAGTTTTAGCAGTTGAAGTTTTACCAGGGAAATAAGATTCCTTGAGTGTTTCCAACTTATTACGATACTCTGTCTCACTTTCAAACTCTACACTTTCAACAAGTGAAGCGAGCTTCTCCTTCTGGGTGGCAGCAAGGCCATCAGAAACAGATTCAAGGATACCATCAGCAACAGACTCAGAAAGTCTCCTGTTTAATCCGATATTCTTTTCTATTTGCTCATTGAGCTTGGTTTCCATATCATCTAATTTTTCTACCATGCTTTCTAGCACATCATATTTGTCGTCAGGGATAGTTACATAATTATCTTCAAAAAGACTTCTCATTCCTGAGAGGAATGATTCAGTCAGTTCAGTCTTGAGACCGTGCTCGATGGCAAGAATGTTTTCTTCCATCCACTCATCTGAGACATACTCAAGATAAGAGTCTACACGTTCTTGAAGTGCTTCTTTTTCTTCAGCAACTTCTTCAGCAAGTTTTGCTTCATGCTCCTCTTCAATAGTAGCACGAATTTCAGCAACCTTTGAATTTATGGCAGCTTCAAAGATTGTCTTTGCTTTTGCCTTAAATTCTTCAGAAAGTTCCTCACCGCCTAGTAGAGCATTAACATCATCTTCCATGTCGTACTCTTCTACTTCGGTATCTTCTTTCTTCATTTTTTTCTTTTGGTTAGGAGCACCTGCTAGATCATCATCCTTCTTCATATCCATCTCTTCTTTTTCAGGAGATTCTGCATACTTCTCAGCAACAACGTCGCCTTCAGTCTCCACTTCTTCAGCTTTGACTGCGTTTCTATTAACCACGTCCTTTACCTGCTTGAGAGTACCACCAGGAGTCTTCAGCTTCGCTGAGTCGTTAGTAGGACTATAGTTCTCAGGTGTTGGTCCACCGAGATCCTCTACATTTGTAGATAGACCTTCTCCTGGATTCTGTAACTTGCCCATTGGTTCTGCTGGTTTAGCGTTAGCATTAACCGCAGTCTTGGATTGGGTTACAGCCTCTTCCATGCTTTGTAATTTTGTGCCACGAGACATTTTGGTAACTCTCCGAATTCCTGTAATTAAAACCTATATTTATTTAGAAGTTTTATATGTTTGATAAGAAATCATTAAATAGATCGAGTTTTTTCTCGTCTAATGCTTTCTGATCAACTAGTGTATTGATAGTTTTGTAGGTCTTATGTGCGAACTTCTCACGCAAAATACCTCCATCCCATACCCAGTCCTTACCTTCCATAATTCCCTCAACAAAAGCATCGGGAGCAGAAGGATCAGCAACGATATCAGCAGCAGTTGCTAACATAAAGTCGTCACTAACTACGTTTACACCTTCACGGGTTGGTTTCAATGAACCAATACCACGAGATGAAACACCAAGTTTGACACCTTCATCAATAAGTGAAGATGCAATCTTACCCATTGGTGTGCCAAGAATCTTCGCTTTACCAATGAAATTAGAACCACTTTCTTTAAGTGATACTATCTTATGTGAAACTCTGTCGAGATTTACAGTGGGTGTATCGGGGTGACCCAATTCACCAAGTGCTCTTCCTGACTGAACATGATTCTCATTATAACGAGAAACTTCCTTGCGAAGTGTCTCCATCGGATACATTCTACCATTACGGTTTTTAATGTTTCCTTGAAGGAAAACCCCTTCAATATACATAGACTTCTTACCGTTGCGATTTTCAACGAGAAATTCTACGCTTTCGATTTCTTCTCTAATGAGTTTCATCAGGCTTCCCCTGTAGTTTGAACTTGTATAATATGAAGTCCACCAGCACCTCCGTCACTTCTTGCTGCAACTCTTGCAGAAGAATATAAGGTAGTATCATTAAATCCTTTTCCACCAGGCACATCTGCATCTTCATCAAAACCAACAATTAAACTGCAATTTGCATCAACAGTCATTTTAGTTTGGAAGGATCCATCCAGACCTGCAGTAGTATTAATATCTACCACTCTTGAATGAACAATAGATGTATTAAATCCTGCAACATTACAATTTTTTAAAGTTACATAGTTTCCAATACTAAATGGAACCTGTTGACCTTCAGGACATGTCAATTGTGTAAAAGCAGTTGTTGCTGCAGATGTTGAAGCTGCTGTCGTTATACCTACAATTTTACAAGAATACCTTTGCATTGAAAGGGTTTCAGATGTACCTGCAGGTATATAATAGTCTGTTGCAGCCGCACTAGGACTAGATGTGGTTTGAGAAACAACAACATTAGCTCCTTCAGTCACGGGAGTCAATCTCACATATTGAGATTCAATTACAAATGAGGTGGAAGCAACAGATGCTAAAGCCGTAGCTATTGATTTCCCCGTTCCAACTATTGGGTTATGTGCCATTACATTCTACTTTTGAAGTCCATATAGTGTTATTTATAATTTATTCTCCTGACTCTTCTTCAGGTTCTTCAACCTCAAGTTCAGATTCAGTTTCATATTGTTCCTCATCATCTATTTCTGTTTCTACTTCTTGATCACCAAAAAGTGAGTTAGCAACATGAGGTCTAAATGCATCAACCTTTTCACCTGATTTGGCATATAATAAGTCTTTAATTTTATCAGTTACCTGAGCTGCAGACTCATCAGCACCAATCATATCCATTAATTCATCCATTTTAAGTATTAATAAAGTAATTAACTAGTTGTATTTA